CCTTTTGCTAAGGAACTACCTGCAAGAATTCGTATGCTTATCAGACAGCACGGAATTCGCAATGCTGTAAGTTTAACTCTAGCTCCTGTAGGAACTACGTCTATTGTTTTCAGGACTTCTACTGGTGTTGAGCCTATCTTCTCGCCTATGTATTTCCGAAACCATATTGTAGACGGTCTAGTTAAAGAGACGGTTGTTATGGACCCTCTATTTAAGGAATACCTTGAATCAGGTAAGGACGTATCACACTTTGTCGGAGCTTATGATGTAAATCCTGAAGAACATATTGCTATGCAGGTAGCTATTCAAAAGTACATCGACAACAGTATCTCTAAGACCATTAATCTACCTGAGAACTATAACGATCTATCTGATGAAGACTTTGCTTCTTTCTCAGACTTTGCTCTAGAGTCTAGCAAGGAACTTAAAGGATTGACGATTTACCGAGCCGGAAGTAAGGGAAATGAGCCATTACGAGCCATCCCTACTACTTCTGAAAATATTGAAAAGCACTTAGGACTTGCAGTATCTGAAAACGCTACTGCTGACTCTTGTTCTCTAGATGGTGGAGACTGCGGATAAAAAAAATGAACAAGTCTTTTGATTATTGGGGTAATCCTTTTCATTGGAAAGATATGGACTATGTTAACGAACTCTTAAGTCTTTACGAGCAACGTAGGTTCCTATATCAGGATATTTATATTGAACACAGGATTAAAGAGCTTCTTGCAGAAGGTTATACAAAGTCAGAAATTTGTATTGAGGCTTGCAATAAGCCTGAAGGAGAAGGTTACAGTTGGAGTGTTACTGCAAATGCTCCTATACGGGAAAAACTACCAAAAGAAGGAGATGACTGGGAAGAATAATGGAGTATAAATGGAAATGTTGGGATTGTGATATCACCGTAACAAAAGACTATGCTATGGGAAAGTCTCCTATAAGAACTAGATGTACTGAGTGTAATAAACTTATTGAGAAAGACCTTAGCACTGTAACTTTTCATATGAAAGGTGATTGTCATACTAATGTTGCAAGAGGTAAGAAATTCATTAAGGAAGGTCTAAATAAACAAGAAGGTGATGCACTACTAAACAGAGCTATCGATTCCACAAAAGAGGCTCTAGCAGATGATGGTCAGAAATATAAGTCTTACAATATCGATTACGAAAAACTAGCAAAACACGGTAAAGCTACCAAGCTTAACCCAGAGCAGACAAATAAAAAGCGAGAGCTTACTAAGAAACGGACCCAAGAGGTCTATGATAATGCTGAGAAACAAGGCGAACAACTTAACGTAAACAGAAAAAAAGATCAACACTAATGGCATACGACTTCAGCGATAACATCCAACGAGGAATTATCAACCTATTTAAATCCAATCAGGATTTTTACCTACAGATTGTAAACTTAGTTAAGCCTGAGTACTTCGAATACCCTTCACATATGAAGATGTTCGAAGTAGTTGACGCTCATTACAAGAAGTACCACAAGCTACCTACGGATGATTTTGTCATCCAAGATATTAAGAAAAAGCTTGGGGCCAAAGAAGACCTTAGTGATTATACGGATGAGCTTGCCTACATCAACAACCTAGACTCTGCTGCAACAGAAAACCCAAACTATCTTCTGGATATCATCGAAGGGTTTGCTAAAAAAGAAGAGATGAAGTCTGCTATCGCACAAAGCATTGAGCTTATTCGAGATGACAGGACCGAAGAGGTTGAAGCTTTAGTACGTAAGGCTCTATTAGTGTCTAGAGATATTGATACTGGTCAAGACTACTTCAAAGACTTTGGAGAAAGGTTTAACCGAGTATTTAACGAAGAGAAAACTAAAAAACATAAAACTGTACTTCCTTCGTTGGATAAATCTCTAGAAGGTGGACTAGGTGATAAAGAGCTTGCCATGGTCGTGGCTCCTCCCGGAGTCGGCAAGTCTCTTTACCTAGTTAACCAAGGCGTAACTGCCATGACTGAAGGTAAGAAAGTTCTTTACATTTCTTTGGAGATGAGTGAAGATAAGATCGCACAACGATTCGACTCAATCATGACCCTTATCCCTCAGAAGAGACTAAAAGATCCTTCTTCTCAGTTAGATCTTAAGTCTAGGTTCAAGGCTTTTAAAGAAGCATATCCCGGATCTGATCTTGTGATTAAAGAGTTTCCTACCTCACAAGGAACGGTTAACACTATTCGAAACCTTCTAGTTCAACTAAAAAACTACGATGATTTTGAGCCTGACCTTCTTATCGTGGATTACCTAGAACTTCTTCGTCCTACGAGAGAACTCCAAGCGGAACACTTAGCTCAACAACGAATTGCTGAAGAGCTACGAGGCGTTGCAATGGAGAATAACTTACTATGCTGGACCGCTACCCAGACCAATAGAATGGGTCGAAAAGTAAAGGTTATTACAGATGCCGAGCTTGGTGATTCTTACGGTAAAATCCGAACTTGCGACTTTGCTGTATCTCTAAATCAAACAGAGGAGGAGTATGATGCTGGTACTATGCGTTGTTATGTCATGAAATCACGTAACGGAACTCCTAGATTTATTGTCCCTATGCAGCTAAACTACACAAACCTCATTATGGGTGAATTAAATGAATAACCTACCTACCGAGATTAACTTTGGTTGGGCCAAATTCGAGGTACAGTACCTTAAAGGGCCAATCTACACTAAAAATGACGAGACTGAACAAGTTTTCGGTGATGTATGTTTTGATGAGTATATAGTAAGAGTAGACATTAGCCAATCTGAAGCTTGTATTCAGGAGACATTAATACATGAACTTGTACATATTATCCTAGAGATGAGTTGTTTAGGAGCAGAGACATATGGTGAGATGGATAATGAGTCTAAGACTACTTTAATCTCACGAAATATAATGCTTCTTTTAAGGCTAAACTCAACGCCCCTACTGGAGTTGTTTGATGGAAATAAACTTAAAAAACATAAAGAAGAATAAAAAGGATCCTAAGTACACTGTACTTTGTAGAAGGTTAGCTGGTTATTGGATTGCTGTTGGTTTGCCAAAAGACTCTGACATTGTTCAAGTAGTAGGCGGCTCAAGAATTTACAAGATGAATTCAGAGTTCGGTGTAACTACTCCAAGTGTTTCTAAGAAATCTAATTGTTCAGATAAAAGTCTAGTTGGAGACTTTCTTATAGTACATCCTGATTCATCCTTAACCACATTAAAGAAGAGCGAATATCTTGCGTACTTCCCCAAACAACCCGTGGTAGAAAAAGAAGGAACCGTAAACAGTAACGTTCTAAAAAATAAAGAATATCTAACTAATCTCAAGAAGAACTCCTGACTCAGCCTATAATAAGGCATGAACGAGTTAGACAGACTACTAGAGGATTTTGGGTGGGATAGTTATCTTGAGGTCAGCAATGACCTTACTGAATTTAACGAAGATACTATCGATGACGATATTATTAAATTCTCTGCCATTTATTCATCATACTACGCTATGATGGTTACGGCTAAGATGATTAATGATGGGGACTGCACAAACCTTTCTGAGCATATGGCTCAAGTTCGATCTGACTCGAAACAGAACTCAACTAAAAAACTCACTGCGAGGGATTTAGATGACCTTGTTGAAATAGACGAGGAAACCAAACGCCTGACATATGTTTGTCGGGAATCATCCTATAAGTATAACCTACTTAAAGGTCTAATAAAATCTATGGAGGCTAAGAAGGATATGCTCATCCAGTCTTCCAGTAATAGAAGAGCAGAAACTAAACTTTACAGTAACTAAAAAAATGACTATTGATCTCAAAGCACTACGCGCACAGTACGAAACCCTTGTCTCCAAAGACGGAGACTCAGACTCTAGTACTACCAAAATCCCTTACATCACACTAAAAGAAGGAAACAACATTGTTCGAATCCTTCCCGGAAAAGATGATGATGACTTTGTAGCAGAAACTGCTATCCACCGTGTCCCTCAAGACGGTCAGACTTATGATCGTGCCGTTCATTGCCTAAAGACTCACGGAGAGGACTGTCCTCTTTGTAATCTCTACTACGCTCTTTGGGATGGTGTAAATAATGGCACTACCCAAGACGAAGCTGGAGATAAGAAGCTTGCTAATAAGATTCGCGCTCGTAGTCGTTTCTACTTCAACGCTCTTGATCGTGGAGATAAGAACAAGATTAAAGTTTTCTCTGTTGGTGTTAAAATGTACCGTACCATCGTTGGGTCTATTCTTGACGAAGATTACATCACTGAGGATGACGAAACTCTAATCGATCTAAACAACGGTCACGATTACAAAATCCAGAAAGTAATGGAAGATGGCTGGCCTAAGTATGAAGGTTCTATGCCTCGTCCTAAGATTACTCCCGCAGCAGAGAGTAAGAAAGAGATTGCAGAAATCATGGATAGTCTCCACGATATTCAATCACTTGTAAAGCATGAAGATTACGCTGAGGTTAAGCTTATGGCTGAATCAATCGCTGTTACTGGACGAGTCGCTGCCATGAGTAAGTCTACGACTACGGAAGGTAAGCCTTCTAAAAAAGTTGAAGAAGAGGAAGTTTCTAACGAAGATTACCTAGCTAAGATGAGAGGTAACGAGTAAATGGGTATTACTACCGAAACGTTCGGAGAAGATTCTTCTTTTATGAATATCTTAGAAAACCTAGGATGGGATATGACGTTCTTCTTTTATAAGAAAGACCCTTTCGATGTATTTATGTCAGAGGGTAAGGCTCTAGTAGGAAAGAGTGAAGAAGGTCTTATGGGGTTGGACTCCGAGTATGGGGCCACTTCAAAAGGGTATACTGTGGCTGTGTATGATCGTAAGCAAGACGATTTCTTCTTCAAACCTGCCTAGAAATAGAATCTAAAACCGCGCTGCTATCTAAGCGCAAACCCCCCCTGAACCCGATACTTTTTCTCACGAAAGTATCGGGTTCTTTACTTCTAGGACCTATAATATTTTATGACTGAAAAACTTAAAATTCTAGTTTCTGCTTCCAACCAAGGAGGGTGCAGTTATTATCGCCTTTTAATGCCTTTTGAAAAAATAGCACAACTGTACCCTGACGAAGTAGAAATTAGATTCGATTTGAATCCTCTTGGTTTTGATACTAAGTATGGAGCTATGAGTCCCGGATTAGAAAATGGGGGATGGATACCTGATTGGGAGTTTGCGGATATGAAATGGGCAGACGTTGTAGTCACAAACAACCTGTCTAACTTCGGTCCTCAGTACAGCGCAAGGATAATAGGAAAAGCTAAAGAGTTTGGGAAGTTTGTAATTTATGATACAGAT